TCTGTAGAAGTTTGTGCCAAAAAAAAGGGTGCTGGGCGTGCGCCCTTCGATGAGTTGCATTTACGGCAGGCAGAAGCCATGTTCTCTGGATCTAGTGGATCGCCGCCATTGACAAGCGCGACTAGATGATCAACTGTGTCTGCTACGCCTTGACAGTACCGGCATGTGTAGTTATCTCTAGCTAATACTTGAAGTCTTATCTTCTTGTAAGCAGTAGTGAGTCTAGGGTCGTTATTCTTTAATGCCAATTGTATTTAAGCCAGTGAGCATACGCCTTGCATGGTGTGGAATAGCGATGCTTGATATAGCGCAATCCCCATTCCGTTTGTTGAATTGGTGTAGCTGTTAATAGCCATACACTCTTACCTTGTGGAATACCTACTGTACCACTAGTAGGGTTATAGGCTTTGTAGTTCCATGCACTTTCCTTGCCATACAATGAAGCTAGGCATTTATATTCTTTTAAGTTATTCAATGAATAGTAAGCATATTGTTTAGGTGTCATCTTTATATTCGTTATGTCAGAACTACCTGCATTAGCCATAAAGCATAAAGATAGCCCTAAACCTAGTAGCACCCCTCGCGCTATCCGCTTCGGCGGCGCGAGTTGAACGCTTGAGGCGTTCTGCGAACTTAGGTTATCAGGTGTGTCAAATCCATTTGTATAAGTGCTGGTCAGATCGGCGTTTCGCATTACTGACCCCCAATCTTTATCGGTTATCGGTTGAGTAAAAGCCCTTGCCCTTTAAGATAGTAGGTGTAGCAGCTATTACTTTGAGCATAGGTTCATTGCAATAGGTACATGGGATTATTGGTCGATCGTGCCATCCGTGATAGATTTCTTGACTAAGATTGCAGGCTCTGCATGTGTAGTCGTAGGATGGCAAGTTAAGCACCTCTTTATCATATAAGACCCACAGCCTGTGCAGCGGTCAATGTCTGCTTCTGTGGGATCGCTGGATAGATGACCATATCTAAGTTGGAGTAGTGGCAAGAGATCTTCGAGTCTAATGATACAGGCGTAATCTTCCGGACTTTCGCCTTGACCATTTAGGCGCATCACTGCAAATCCCAATTCCCCAGAAACGGATGTGCGAGCTTTTAATTGCGCGAGATAACTGAGAGGCTGAAAGGCTTTTCTTGCCTTGACCTCACAGTCAAACGGAACTCCCAAAATATCCTTGCCACTACCCCTTCCGACCGTTGCGCCATGCCACACAGTCGATAGGTACTGTGCAACTACACGTTCTGTTCGGAATCCTCTGTGTTTCCTGTGCTGACTAGCCATTAACTGCTTTACACTTAGCGCATTGCCAAGTTACAACACCATTGACAGAATCAGATGATATGTCTTGCAGCTCTCTGATTTGAACTGGCTCATTGCACAGCTGACATGGTACAAAGGCAGACATAAGATCTACCCATTCACCATTTAGTTTAATTCCTATATTGCCCATTATTAGCCCCTTGCCTTTTGTGGTTGCCATTTGCCCTGACTGTTTATTTCATACCATATTGTTGGACACTTGCCTTCAAAGCCTGAATGTCCTAAAGCTGTGCACTGATACGAAGCCCAATCTTTGCCGGTCTTCGCCGAATGTCCGGTCTTCCAGACCATGCTGCCATGCTTGCAGCTGGGAACCTCTGACGCTTCTGCCGTACCAATAATGTCTGCAACATTTTGCATAGCCTTGTCAAGCGTTACCGGAGCATCTACTACCTTCATATACTCATTGACAGGTGTAGTCCAATAGTCTTGATCATCTGACTTAACTTCCGCTACAGGTGGTTTTTCTGCTTTCTTAGCTACTACTTTATTCATCTCTTCTCTGGATGGCTTATGCTTGTCGATGCCGATGTTCGCATGACCGCAAGCAACACCAATTGCCGAAGTAAGTCCGTTTTCCAAAGCAAAATCTTTATTGACGCCCCTGTCCGTAATAACCTCATTCGCAAAACCAGTCGAGAATGGCTTTTCATCTGTGGTTTCTCGATACAAGCGTGCAGCAACGATAAAACGTTTATCAGACCAATCAAGTATCTCTGCTTCAATCCGTCCATTCGGATACCTCTTCCAAAATTCAATGACTCTTTCTCGTACAGTTGTGTATTCATCTAAATTAAACATAGAGTTCATTTTCTTCGGTGCTTAATTGCCCCATCAATGCAAGGTATGCCGCTGCATCTATATAGTTATCAGCTTTGTCTGGATTTCCGGTGGAAGCTCTGGCAATCTTGATAAGTGCCAGCATCGCGCAAACCTGATAGTCCTCAACTGGGTACTGTAAATATGCTGAGATGAGCATTGCGGCGTGTTGCATGTTATCTTGCGGATGACCGTAGTCGTTGAGACCACGATCTTGTATGACGTCTGTTGCATTTTGTAAAATCTCTGTGTATTTCATTCTTCCCAAAATTCCTGTCTGCTTATGGATCGACCTCGATGCCAACCCTCTCGGATACCACGTTCCTTACCTAGTCTATAAGCATCCCATGCCACGACGCTCATGCTAATGAAAATACCAATAACACAGATCAACAATAACTTGTCTTCGTTGCTCATTACTTGACCGCCCTTAGCTTCGGATAGTGTCCATTCATTTCAAAGTATTCTTCTAGTGTGACTGCGCTCTTATATTCATTGCAGTCGGTGCAGACCTGAGTGATAGTCATATCGAACCCACAATACAAACAGTAATAGTTCTCAATAACCGGTGCTCCGTAGATTTCAATGGCAGCCATTATGCGACCTCGTATTCTGTGACAGCGTAATCGGTCAGGATCACAAATTGATCTAGTGCATTGTCATATGTTTCCTGAAACTTGATCTCGCGCTGGATGAGGAAGTTACGAGCTAGGATCAAAGCTGCGCGGCTATCAAACCAAAAAGCCCATAGATGCTCGAAGCTGACATGTGGCTCGAAACGATCAGCTTGGATTTCCCAATCATAGCCATTCCATTGCATTTGAGTGTTACTTAACATATCGAAGTCTTGCTCTGTAATTAACATTTTGTGCCCTATCGTTCTGGGAACTAGTGCCCTTCACTAGCTCTGTAGGAATACGGTCTCATGCGCCGACAGGCTGGTCAAGTATATTTAGATAACGAAACGATAACGATTTCTAGGCGTAGAGTCTGCCGTAAAGGGTAAAAGATCCGTCCTTATTAATAGGCACTAGGAATGGACTGACGCGATCTCCATGCGTTTCAATTACTGCCACGCTCATCTGCCAATTAGCACTGCCAGCCTTTAAATAAGACGCTTTCTTCTTGTCCATGACATTACCTGCCTCTAAGCCCCACAAAGTCCTGTATTGGCTTCCTAAGCCCTCTGTATAGGCACTGATGCCTGCCCTGTGCGTGTGTCCGCAGACTACAGATTTACCAAATTTCTTAGCCAAGCCTAGAGCTGTTAGTCCGGCGTTGCTATTCATCGATCCTTCGTCTCCGTGGACTAAGACCCATCCTTTGTGGAATTCGAATGGCTTTTTGTGAAAACGTATCCCCATGTCGGAGAAACCCATAAAACGGGAGTATTCGAGTTCTGGAAGTCCGATGAGACTAGGAGCTCCCCTAACGAGAGTGTGGTATAGACGATCGGTGTGGTTGGATCTAGTGATGTCGGTAGTGCCGAGATCCCAGAGGATGTTTTGAGCGAGACTTCGATCATGATCTAGCTGCCCTTCGTACTCCAGATGCGTGCCTTTTGCCCATTTACTTTGAGACTGCATATCGAGCTCATCGCCGGTATTTAGAACTAAGTCAAACTTCTCGCGCTTTACTAACTTGATAAGATTCTTAACTGCTTGCTCATGATGATAGGGAATCTGTAGATCCGAAATCACCAAGTATCTGCGTTTAGTCATCGTCCTCATCTTCGTAATCGCTGAGTTTCTCTGGCTCAACTGGATCAGGCAAGATCCATCGCGGATAAGATGGCACGTCTGTAATCATGAATAAAGCGATGCCCTCACTAAAACCTGCCTTGCGTAAAGACTTCCAGTATTCATGCAGCCCAATGCAATAAGCATCTAACTTGGAATAACCTTGCTCTTCTAACTGCTTGGTAGGTTTTCTTGCCATGATTAAATTATCGCTCTAGAAGTATGTTATAGATCTCATCGACACGCGCATGGAGTCGCTTAATCTCTGTTAGTAAATGAGTAATGACAAAGCCTGAAAGACCACCAAGTGCCACGATGGTGGCTATGTAAAGTTGAAAGAAGTCTGTCTGTGTCACTTTTTAGGGCTCGCATAACCGAAGACACCTGACAAGACAGCCCACAAAATTGCGCGGTAGTCAAGATCGAAGTTGCTAGAAGCCCATGCAGCAAGAAATGCTCCACCGGCAAGGACAACGGGATTCTTCATGTTCTTCATTATTCTCCACCTAACATAGATACTTGAAAAAAAGCACCATCATTGTCAGCTTCTTTTTTAAAGCTAAAATGTGCATGCTTAGTGTGTTTGTTGGCCCCCGTGTATTTTCTTTTGATAAATCTAAACTTGGCTGAATAGATGAACCCATCAAAAATGATGTAATTAATGCGTTTTTCTGTTTTTGATTTGCAAGCAATTCGAAGTTGATCCACAAGATCACCCATGACGTCCGGTTCTGATCCTTGAAATAAGCCACGCGATATGTCGATGGCACGCACCATTCCTTGATCATCTGGGCAATGATCAGACTTGCCAGCACGCATGTGCCTTGCATCTGCGATCCAACCATCCGATAAGCGAGACCTATCTGGGAATGAGTCATCAATCTGCTCTCTTAATTGGATGGCAGCTTTAGAAAGTTTTGCCTTCACTTACAATCCGAGTGCCTTTAAGTCATCTGGGGTCAAACCAAGTGCTTCAAGTTTTGCAGTTGCGTTTGCTTTATCTATTGCCGCTTGTGCCTTTTGTTCGGCTTCCCAAACATCATACTGAGCAAAACCTGCTTCAAACTCTGTTTTAGTAATTGGATTACACTCTAAGAATTGTATGCCTTCATAATCCTCACCAACAATGTACCATCCGCCGCTAGGAATTAACATATTTAAAACATCTATAGCCGTTGCCATTTTATGCACCTATCTCTAATAAAATAATTTGTGAGGCTTTGCCCGACTCTTGTGCGGTTATATTATCGCCAGAGTTATCTACTGAAAATTGAGTTTTATAGGTTGTCGCACTTGTTGTACTAGGATTATCGAGATAACTATAAGTAAAATAACCCCACAAGCCAGTAATACCACGACCACTATTACCTGCTTCTATTCCAAAAGAATTTATTTGAGATAAAATATCTGTCGAGTTTCTAACAATTTTTGAAGATGAATAAGCAAAAGTAGCTCGTCCATTACATTGAAAATGCAGGTTTTGCGAAACCATAACCAATATTTTACTTGTCGCACTTGTCGGCGTTATAGTACCGCTTAAAGTAGTATCCACATATGTTGTTGAGCTAGTGCCTGTAGATGTGTTGGAAAAGGCCGACACAACTTGCAAAACTTTTCCACCACCACCTGCTGGAGTAGCCCATTTCAATCCTGTCGCTGTTGTTGAATCTGCTGTAAGAACTTGATTGTTAGTACCTACTGTTAAGGTTGCAGGTGTACCTGCTGAGACTGCCGAGATCAACGCGCCTTTTGCTGTTAGTTGAGTGTTTTGAATCGCATTAGCATCATCCTGCACAACCCACGAAAAGTCCATGTCTGTGTTAGAAGCTTTAGCAAGTACCTGACCAGTAGTGCCACCTTTAAGATCTAATAGTGAAGCATCGATTGCATCACCTAGACCTTCAATGGCAGTTGCGCCATCCTTGACTAGATCCGTGCTGGTTGGTACAGGCCAACCAAAATTAGGGGTTGTTGTTGCCATTAGGTTAGAGCTCCGATCGCTTTAGACCACTGTAGTGTACCATTTACGCCACTCCAGATGGTGTTTGTTGGAAGTACTGTCGCCCATGTCGGCGCAATAAGTGAGAAGTCTGTTGGTGAAACATAGATTGTCATATCCACAAAAGTAGGGGTTGCTCTCATTGAGATACCCTCTACAAAACCTGAGAAGTATCCTTCAAACATATTAAAAGGTAGGTTAGTAATCACTACTGGCTCACCAAAAAAAAGGTTGATAAGGTCATCTAACTGAGCAGATGGCATATTGGGATTGTCAAGTCTAAAGGTGATCTGATCAAGCTGTGTTCTAGGGGTTGAACGCAAGGCTAGATCTCGCTCAATTATGTCCTCGATGTCCGCTGTGTGACGGATATTGGAGTCAAATGATCTCTGATAACGTCCATAAGTAGAAATTGAAGCATCGTCTGTGGCTGAATAGGTGCTGCCATAATCATTGCCATAACGCACGATTTCGCTATTCCGGATCTTGCCAATTTGTAGAATCGATTTGACGCTGGCAGGGGTCGCGTAGTTAGCATCTAACTGAGTCGATCCGTTAGAAGCTAGGTAATTACTTCTATGATCCCCGTCTGCATAGGCTATGCGCCCCTGCTTGTCCTCGTAGAGGTTTCCGAGTGCGCTGTCTGCTATCTGCTGAACTAAGGTCTGAGTATTGCGAGCATCTGCTGCAAGGTTATCCATTTCGTATAGACCGGCATCGATCTCGCCTAAGCCTACGTTTTCAGCATTAGCCCATGTCGTAGTCGGATCGTAATTAACCCATTGAAGGGAAGGTGCTACTTCCTGCCATTGATTTACCAGCAGGTCTGAAAGAATGATGGAGATCTGCTCACCATCTAGATCATGAGCCACTGCTGCTGTGTAGATGGCTTTAGGCAGTTTAGCTAGAGCACCTACTGCAAGGATTGTACCCAGCGTCACAAAACCTGTTTCTTCTGGAGTTCTCACAGAAGTCGTAAAGTCTGAAACAGTGCCGCCGAATACAGGCACATAGGCACCTGTGCTGTCTTTTAATTCTAGGCTGAGAATATCTGTAACATCTATGTCAAAAAGTTCATTAGTTGAATTGATAATGTCCATGCGAGCATAACCTGCTTGACACTGACGATCGATGTCAATTCGACCGATAGTGACATTAACTGAGGTCACATTTGTATAGACATTAGTGCCTACTGTAATCCGCCATTCGGGATACCATGTCATATTGCTAGAAGCCCTGTTGAACTAGTGCCACGTTGATACGATTGACGGATTACATCTTCAACAGCGCGAGCAATAGCTTCTGGATCTCCCACTCCGGTATTGACTGTGATGTTTGTGCTAGATGCGCCATAACCTCTGCCGGTATTCATAGTAGGACTGTATCCACCAAGATCGCCTACTGATCTCTGGTAAGCGATAAGATCCTTTAAATCTTGCTCTGACTGCATATCTAGTAAGTCTGCAAAAGCATTAGCGCGAGCTGCCGCTGCGTCCGCATATTCTAAAATTGCTGGGATAGATGCCTGAGCAGCTACTTCTTTGCTAATTGGTGCAATGTAATCGCCTGCTAAAATTCCAGAACCTAGTGATCCGCTTGTTGGTATTGGAGCCTTAGACTGCGCGGAAGCCTTTGCCAGCAAGTCAAGCATTTCTTGGATTTTACGCAAAGCTAGATTTAAGTTTGCCTGATCAATTAACTCTTTAGGCTTTAATCCAGCAAGGATTGATTCGATACTTGTAAGCTCAACTTTTTGACCAGTCAAAGCAGAAAGGACTTTAAGGTCTGCGTTTAATTTATTAGTTGCAGCTGTGATGGCTGCTTCGTCCTTAGAAGCAATGGCTTCTTCTAGTGCAAGGATTGAACGCTTGACATTTAGACGAGCAGTATCATTAGCGATCTGTAGGATTTGTGCTGAATTAGTAGTCTTGCCCAATAGTTCTGCTTGATTGATAAGAGCAGCATTGAATTGAATTTTGTCCATATCAAAAACAGTCTCACCCTTGCCAAGTGCAAGATTAGCCTTATCTATTGCTGCTGTAAGTTTCTTATCTTTAAGGATCTTAGCCTGAGCTGCTGCTTGCTCTTTTGTGAGCTTTGTAACCTTAGTCTGAGTTTTTAGGACAGTGTTATCAACCTGACCAGAAACAGTCATAGAGATCTTGCCCATGCCACCCGGAATTACACCCTTGCGGAATGACTGCTCATCTAATCGTTTATTTAAATCACCTAGTAAAAATAATGCACCTGCAATTGCTGTAGTCATAGGCAAGAAGGCTGCCGCTGCGACAAGACCGACTGCAATAAGGACAGGCTTAAACTCTTCTAGCTTGCCAATCAATAGACCGACATTCTTTAAAGTATCTGCAATGCCTGTTGCTAGTTTATCTATGTTTTCAATTCCAGCATTTGCACCACCACCTGATAAAGCAGTGATGGCATCAAACAGACCTTTACCAATAGTTTCTTTAGCATTGTTAGATGCAATCGTGAGCTTATCCAACTGACCAGCAAATGTTTCTGCTGCCGCTGTTGCTTGTCCTGCAAACAAAGTAGTTAGACGTTGCTGGATTTCCTCAAACGAGGATGAACTTAATTCAGCCTTTGTAAGTCCTACACCTAAACGACCAAGTGCCTGATTCTGACCCAAAAATGCCTTCTGCAAAGATTGTGAGACCTGAGTCACACTCTTACCTGTGCCGGCTGCAATATCTAATGCAAGTCCTAGCAATTCCTGAGACTTAGTGACATCTCCAGTTGCACGAAGCAACCGATCCATTGCCGGACGAAGCTCATCATCAAGCACGCCTGTCTGCATTTCAAGTCTAGAAATAAAGCCATTGACTGTGCCGATATTGCTTCCATAAGCAAGATTAAGATTCTTTAATGTCTGGCCTAATGAGGTTGCAGCCTTGTCATCTTCTGCAAACGCTTTGACAGAAGCTCGACCGAAAGCAAGGACTGCTGCTGTACCGAACGTGCGAGTAAGAGTTTTGCCTAGATTCTGAGTGTTTCTGTTTAACTGAGAAACAGCAGTATCGGCTTTTTTGAAAGCAGGCTTGCCGGTAAATTGCGCGGCAATATCAATAACTACATTGCTCATGCTGACTCCCTTACACTGCTTACTGTTGCACGCTTATTTAATTTATCTCTAGCAGTGTCAATAGCTTTGAAGATTGCCACTAATTGCTTGCCTTGATCCTGTTCCCATGCACGATAAAGGACGCGACCACGCATATCTTGACCCTGCTTTTTTGTACCGTAAAGTGGGCCTTGCTGGACGAAACGTGCACCGGCTTCGGGATTATTAGACTTGCTTTCTCTAGATCCGTTAGGATTGAGTCTTCCAGCCTTTTCGTAGATCGCGCCTACTGCCGAACTATTCTTAACTCTAAACAAAGATCTAAATCCTTTAGAGTTAGGCTTTCCGTATCCTGTGCGATATACAATACCGCGCTTGATCTCTGTTGCATCATAACGTGGGAATGGTCGTACTCTTCCCGAAGTGTTAAACACTTTAGGTTCAGCTGACGGAACTCGATCCCAGTTATAGAGATTTCCCGGAGCTTGATTCGGTACAAAACCTCTGGCTGATTTTTGAATTATTTTGAGAGAAGTAGTGATCTCTTTAGTCAATTCTTTAGCAAGATCCGGAGCAAATTTGTTAAGAGCTTTACGGAGTTCAATTACGCCTTTTACTTCTGTGGGCATCTTTGATCTCCTTCGCTTCATCCTTTAGACCTTGAACTAGAGCATCTAGCATGGTCTTATCTAATTCCAGTAAGTGCTGTGGCGCGATCCCCAACCTAATGCTCAACCGAGCAATTAGATAGGTGAATGGTTGATCGCGCTTTAAGCTAAAGGGTCTGAGTCAAGCACCTCAACACTTTTAAGTGTCTCGATAAACTCAATCCCGAAAGGCTTAACAGTTTCACCTGACCTGCGAGTAACTTCCCAAGCTAACCAATAGACGTCCGTCTGACGCTCTTCCTCGCGGAAGCTGCGATGAAACCCTTTTTTAGCATATAATTCGAAGCTGTATTCCACAGCAGGTGTGATTTCACCTTCGATAATGCTTCCATCTGTACGAGTGATCTTTAGTTTTGCCATGAGTTGCCCCTTTGTTTGTTAGTTAGATTATGACCAAGTACCTGTAGTAGCGTAAGAAGTCTTGCTGTTGCATGTAAATGTGATGTCGATCATACCTTCATCGCCTACAGCTCCGTTGATGTCTGTTAAGTTGTCCACAAAAATCGTACCAGAATAGAGTACGTTCGTTGCTGATACGCCTGTTGATGAATCCTGAATTGCTTGGAAAGCAACTGTAGATCCGAAAGCTGACTGTAGAGTAGCAAGGACTGATCCTGCTGCTGTGTCGTTCAAGAATGTCACAGTAATTGTATCTGCTGCCAATCCAGCCACAAATTTGTGAGCTGTATCACCCATTGCTGAAACCTCGATGGCGTCCACAGTGCGGTTCAATTGGAAAGCAGTTACATGGTCTGAAAGATTGACTGTAGCAATCTTAAAACCGACCTTATTGTTTAGAAAAATTGCCATTGATTATTCCTCGTCCTTCTTTGTAGTTACTGGTTTTGCTGCTGGTACTGCTGGAGTCTGACCAATCTTCTTCAAGAAGGCTAGATCCTCTGGTGTTAGCTCTGACATATTAGCTCCAACTTGTTAGGATTGATACGGAAATCTCGCAGCTGAGTAGGTCTCCCGAAGCAGCATTGAGAACGCTAGGTGCGCTGACTGCGCCTATATTGTACGTCAAATTAGATGCAGCAAGTTTGTTAAACACTCTGACTACAAAATCTTCTATGCCATTCAAATTGCCTTCGTTATCAAATAACGGCGCAACGATCATAATTTTAAACGATGCTAAAGGACTAATTGTATTATGTGAATTATTGCTTGGAGTAATGTACGGATTATCCGGAGAAATAATTACGCTGTTTGCTAATACAACCGGTGGCGGAAATGCAAAAACTTGGTAAAGATTATTATCAACTAAGGCAGTTGCTAGAGTAGTTCGAAGAGTAGTTATCGATGCCATTATCAGCCGATCATACTCGAAGGACTCAACGCGTGAGCTGTCAAACCACGCACCTTAGCAAGGAGTTGCGCAGACATCCTGTAAGGGCTGGGCTGGAAATCGACAGTATTAGAACCGTTCAGTGTTGAGGTTCTTGCCTGCCAAATTTCAACAGCGATCATCAATGCACTTTGCTGAATTGCTGTATCTGTTGAATAATCTGTTACTGATGCTGCAACAACTCCAAAAGGTTGAACTGCATGAGTTGCTTGATCTGCTCCAGTAGCAGCATAAGAAATTGAATTATTATTAACTACGGTAATTGTCTTAGTGCCGTTATATGGGCTTCCGTTTTTTGTAATTGTTACGCTTTGTCCTACATAGAACATATCTGTAATGCTGGAATCAAAATAAAGAGTTGCCACATTTCCTGAAAGGCTTTGATGAGAGTTATAGACCTCGTTTTGCCATAGCATAGGCAAAAGGACTACATCCGTAGCATCGCATACTTCTTGAAGGGTCGCGTCTGGATACAGTGTGCCAACACCTAACGTGCTGCGTAATTCACTGACTGTGACAAGTGCCATCGCGTTTCCTTTCTAAAGACTCTGGGGAGTAGAGGGCTACTACTCCCCAGAGCGACTTAAAGTGTTGCTAATTAAGCAACTTGCACTGCGCGGAACGCTGTTGGGTAGCGATTAACTACTGCAACGTATCCGTAGATACCGATTTCTAGCTGACCATTTGCGACAACGTTTGCACGAATTTGTAGCGTGCCTGACTCATGGAATCGCATTGCCATTGTTGGATAAACAAGTCCAACCTTTACGCCTGCTGTACCACCTGTGTAGTTAGGATCAACTACCAAGTTGAGACCGCCTACTGTGCCGTTAGTTGATCCCTGAGTGATCAAACCGTTAGCATTTTGTGGAGCTGCTGCTGCGTATAGTGGGCGTCCTGTTGTATCAACTTCGCCTAGAAGACCAGCGAAATCAACACCATCGTTACCACCTGACGTTGCAACCAATAGGTTGTTAGGTGTCTGACGCATGATGCCGTAAGAATCTGCAATTGACTTAGCAATTGCCTTGTAAATTGTTGTAGAAGATGAATCTGCTGATCCGTCTGCTGCAATCTGTGCTGCATACTGATCTGTCTTTTGTGCGTAGCTTGCAGCTAACTCACGGAGATACAGGTCAAGGAAAGATGGGTCAGAGCGATCAACGAGCTCTAAATCTAGTTTTCCGGCACCGGCGAACTTGACCACATTATCTTCTTGGAAGGTGACAGTTGTGTCTGCTGATGCAAACTCTGCACCTTCTGCTGTCAATGCAACTGCTGCCTGTGTTCCCAACTTCGGGGTGAAAATTTTCATTCCTGAGGCTGGAAGTGCTGCGCGTTCGATCGAATCAATAAACGGACGTGATGAATCAATAATACCGATTACATCCTTTAGGTATGTTGGTGGAACCATACCTGTGTTTTCTGCAACTGTAGCAACCTGTAGAGCTGCTACTAGTTCGCGTGCATCTGCGTCACCGCGTGATGCGTTTAGTTGTGCCTTAGCATATTCACCAGCTGTGATGTTTAGGTTAAGACGAGGATTTGTGTAATACATTGCTGTAACTGTAGGGCGAGCAGCTTCTACAGCCGCTGCTTCTACTGGTGCTGCTTCGACTGTTGTGTCTTCCACGACTGTCTCGCTTTCTGTTTGTTTGGTTTCTTCAACAGGGATGACTTCCTCTGCTGCTATCTCTAAAATTTCAGAACTTGCAAATGCAGGAACTGTTACTAGAGACACTTCTTTGAGTCTCGCTGACGAGACAACTGTGTGACCATCTTTTGATGGCTGTGATGAAAGAATTTCTGCGCCGATTGATAATCCTGTAACGAGTCCTTCTTGCGCCATGATCAAAGCGTCATTGCCACCAGATGAACGACTTAACTTAAATGTTGCATAGATACCGTCTGCGCGAGTTTCAGCAGCTGTCATGCGACCGATTGGCTTTTTTAGATCGTGTTGTGATAGCAACTTAATCTTTGATGGATCTGCAATCTCAATTGAGTTCGCTGCGAAAGTATAAGCACCAAGATTTGTGTGTCCGATTTCGCCTGTGCCTAGAGGCACGATCTTGCCAGAGATTTCTCTGCGTTCTTCTGAGCACTCAATTGATGATGCTTCGATGTATAGAGTTTCCATTAGCTGCCATTCCCGTTAGGTGATAGGTCTTCCATTTGCATTGCTTGTTCTGTTGTAATTAAACCAAGTGCTAACATCTTTTCTAGCACTAGCAATCTTTCCATTGGTTCTGTGCGCAAGAATGAATCGTCTAAGGCAAACTTTACATAATGTCCTGCTGTAGATACGTCATCCATACTTAGTCTTGACTCAATTGCAGAAACATAAGGCTGCAAAGTGAAAGCCACCATCTGCTTACGCTCATCTTGCACGTTTGCATAAGTCATTGTGGTATTCATCGAAGCACTTACATAGTAAGGATCTACAGAACATAATCTGGCACATTCAGTTGCAAGATTCTGGATGGCATCGTTATAGCCCATGTCCTTAGGTGAAAAGCCAATTGTTTGATAATCAATCGTGGAAGTTAAGTATGCGACTCCGTTATTATTTCGCGCTTTTTTCCAAGCTGCTAAAAGACCATTGACTTCACTTGGTGGAAGATCAGCACCTGTGTTTTTTAAGAAGCCAGTTGCAGATGGAGTTTGTAAAGCAATGCTTGCGGCGTTCTGTGCATCCAGTGCAGCTTTAATTGTCTTTCCGCCAACAGCTAAGATGCCTTCATCTTTTTGAAAAGTGATTAAAGATCCAAGACCTGACATTGGCAAAGGCTTGCCATCTAAAAAGTATTGTGTGACAAAATTGTTTTCTGAATCTGTTACAAATGTAACGCGGCTGTTAGCAACCCATTGTGCATTTGCCATTCGATTGTCTTCAAGATACGTTTCGGTTATTAACCAGTAACTGACCCCAAACATCAGTAACGAATCAAGCGTGAAATAAAGAGTCTCAAATCGCGGTTGTGATTTAGAAGGTTGCTCAACCCAACGAGGTGGAGAAATCATTTCTCCAGTGGATTTTTTGTAATACTCTAGTGGAATGGATGCAATCGTTCCGGCAATAAGATCTCTACATCGTTTGATCGCTGGTACTTGGAGAGCTTGTGTACGAGTCACCAAGATTGGATAATAATTACCGAATGACAGGTAAGAGTCGGACATTACCTGTGGCGCGTTTTGCGCTTCAATGACTTGCGGCTTACGCGAAAAGATACCCATAGACAGAAATTGTACCATTTGTCAAGTAATTAGACAATCTGCTAGGGCGTGTCTATCCAACTATAATCTCTGGCTTTGACTGTGGTTTCATTAAAGTTGAAACGATCATTGCCAGTGAAATTGGCGCGGACACATCGCCGGCGGATTTCCTGCGGATGATTCTCCAGCCGTGGTCTGACTCTTTTGCTGCACAATTGTTCATTTGTTCTAAAAAGATGTCCTGCCCCGAATGAACGACCCTGTGATTCACCAAGCTGTCAAGAAAGTCCGAACACGCCTGATAGAACTTTTGTCCTGAAACATCTTGTATCTGGACTCCAGCATTAGCTAAGCGTTCTGCAATAGTTGCCGTGGTATATTTGTCATGGCATACAGCTTTAGGACGATAAATATCGCACCACGCTTTGATACTAGCGGCAATTTTCAACTCGTCCACTGCTGTATCGCTGTAGTAAGTCTCTAATATCCCGATTCCAATTCGTCCATCCGGAAGGATCTGACCGGCACAAAGACTTGCATTGCGCTTTGACGGACTGACATCAAACCCGAATACTGTATAAGCTCCAGCTGACATTTCTAGATCGCTATCGCTTGTCTCTTCAAGGATTCCCATAGGCCACGGGCTGCTCAAAGCGTCAATCCACGAACATAAGGTTTCCGTGCGAATTGATTCAACTGTGCTCATCGCTAACGTCTCTCGGATCGCATCTTCTGTGACTGTGTAGTTAAGTGACGGATTAGCCATAGCGACTGCATCCCAGAACTCTTCGGAGTTAGGATCGATCTTAATATATTGAGGTGCTGAGTATTCCCAATAGCCTAATTGCTTAGGCGGATACTCCATCGCCCTATTTCTCATATCATTAAGCACTTTTGAGAAAGCATCGCCGGCGTTGCTACTAAATAGTGACTGTGAATTCGGACGAGCTCTGGTCACTGGACTAGCTGCGATGAAAGCCTGTTCATCAATCTCGCGAAGCTCATCGATCCACAGGAAGTCCGCTGTTCTACCGCGAGCACCGTCTCTAGTCGCAGCTACTACGTCTAAGCGGCATCCGCCGAACTCCGGCAGTAGCTCGATCGACTCTGTGCCATTCGCATAGCGAATTGCCTTTACCTGACACATTAAGAAGTCATGGCTTTCGATCATAGAAGCGATCTCTCGGAATGAGGTCAGAGCCATTCCTCTATTTGAGGACATCATAAGGATGTTCTTCTCACGGAATATGAATAAGCCTGCCAGAACGCGCATACGAGCAAGATGAGTCTTACCGCACTGTCTTGAAGCCAAGACCAAGTTACTTTTGCGTACGAAGTTTCCTTTAGCGTCAATTTTAAGCATATCTTCAAGCACATGATGCTGCCACGGTAACAAAGGCATGCCGATTTGTTCTGCGAGCTTAGCAACTTCATCCACTCTGGATTTGCCCTTAATTGGCGCATTAGACAGGCGTGGTTTCGTCTGCCCCAATCTCTTTCGTTTCTTAGTTGCCATGTTTCTAGTCTAACTCGGTTCTGGTCGGTTTATGAACGGACTGTCTTCGACCGGTTCGGCGCGTGTCGGGGAGATAGGAGCAGGAGAT